TGACGTTCAATGGGATGGAAGAACACACACAGATCCGATGTTACAAAATCGTCTGATGCTAGAGGAAAACTAATGAAGATAAAGAACAGAATTCTCTGCCCTGAATGCCAAATACCTCTATCAATTATAAAAACATGCCTTACTGAAAAGAATATCCGGCTAAGACGAAGAGTCTGCCCAGCATGTAAATTTGGTTATTGGTCAATGCAATATCCAGAAGTTTCTATTCCTGACGAACGTATAAAATATAATCAAAAATGGTCAGTGACCTTACTTGATTACATTCCATAATGGACGAATTACCAATCCTTCCAGGAACCGTTGTTATTGTTGATGATGTTACATCTATCTATAATGGCTACGAAGGTTTCATACAACGCATCAGCGATGATCGTGCCGCCTTACTCATTGATAATCATCCATGGGAAAAATTAATTACTATGCCACTCAAACTTCTTAAAAAGAAATAATGTATGAACCCTCTACTATTCAATGCAGAGTCTTATTAGATTGCAAAGAAAAAATTGCACTAATGCAAAGAGATCTTTGTACATTAGGAACATCAACAAAGAGCATCTGTGAAGATCTAAGTGTTATATTTCAACAGTTAGAACAAATGCACGAAGATCATCGGCTTGAATTAAAAAGCAAATGAAATATGACCTAGTAATCAGAGACTTCTTCGAACACTTTGATCCAGGATGTCCTTATCATTGCGCCAGCATGATGGAGCTACAGGAAGCTATCAATAACGCAGATCCAAATATCTTAAAAAGTGATTCTGATTGGTTCAGAACATGGTCAATAAGTGGCAAAAGAGGAGAAGAAACAACAAGAGGTGAATATATCCATCCTTGGTACAAACATACTAAGTAAATTTACTTTCGTTTTAGGCATTTTACTTTCGTTTTTCAGGGTTAATGCCAGATAAAGTATCGACAACTAGTCAATACTCTTATCAATGTTTAAATCGTTCCTACCATTTGCATCAAAAATCATCAAGGATGCAGTGAAAGCAATACCAGATGACTCCGATATTGGAGAAAGATTAATTGAAATCTGTTTAGTAGTCTTAGCTAAAGCAGTTAAGTCAACTAAAACTGATATTGATGACCAGCTATTCGAGCAAGTAGCTAAAGCAATTAGGAATCGTGAAGTAGATACCGTCGATCAATATGTACAATGAGCGACGAACTAAGTCTTGATACCAAACAGGAGGTCAGAATTGTCCTCCTTCAAAATAAAGTAGAACGTCTGGAGGAGAAACAAGAAGAACTCCGAGAACGACTCAAAGTTGTTGAAAAATGGGTAATAGGAGCTGCGGCTGTTATTGCAGCAGGTGTAACAGTTGTAGGATTTGCCACGAACATATCTAAGGCTTATCTCTAATGAACTTATTTGCAGCAGCTAGTCTCGATCTTGTAGAGGCATGGGACATGTCCTGGGGAGAAGGTATTCAATTTATCCTTGTCCTGACATTCTTATATTGGTTAAAGAAAAGGATTGACCTTTCATTCGCAAAGAAAGCTGCGAAAACTACTATCTACAAAGTAAAGATTATCAATGATGCCGACTCCAATCTTTGAATCAATTATGTTAATCCTTGGCTTAATTTGGCTTTGGGTATTAATATTAGGCGAAGATGATGATGGATCCGGCTATGGCTATTGAAGCTACACTAAGCCCTAGGGCTAGAACTGACGCCTTCTTAAACAAACTCTCACAGCCCTCCGAAACAATGACTGACGATTTCAAAATTAAAATTGCACCTCCTAAGAAGATTAAAGTAATTCCTCTTAAGGATTATGTTGCAGATGCTAAAACCAGATGGAAAGTACACACCCTACACTTCTCAGAATTTATTCAGGACTGCCAATGGATAGCTGAAGAAGTTAGTCCGTATGTTACAAAAGCCATCGATACAACCAAAGAGTTAGGTAGGTCAGCTAAGACATGGGTAGATCAAGTACAAACTAAAAATGAAAAAGATAACAACGGATGATTACATGGTAGATGGATGGGATAGATCTCCTCATTTAGCTGTCCATCCTTATAAACGTGGTTCACGTCATAACAAAATAGGTATGTGGATCATGTGGACCTACTATATATTATTCACCGCAATGTTCATTAGAGGATTAATAATCTTCTTAAGGTAATCAACCACGTATTTGCGCCACTGTCAAAGACTATATATAAGGAAGATAGAATAGAAATACTATTAGTTAGCTATTAATAAAATGCCTTCTATCCATGACGATATTGAATGGGATCTAGGACGTTCAGATTATGTTCCTCAAGAGTATGTTCGGCCATGGGATAGAGAAGGTTGGGGTGGCTCAGATGTAGCAGTAACTCCACCAAGAGAAGGAGCATGGAAGCCAAATAAACCTGGCTTTCAACAAGGTCAAAGAGACTATCAATACATGGCTACAGAAAAAGAGCAACGTAGAGAAAGAGCTATAGAACTAGCCGATCAAGCAAGAAAAGAAGGAGTTGATTGGCGTGAAAGACAGCTACCTAGAGAAGCTATAGTCAATAGAAGGTCAGATCCTCCAGAGAAAGTATATGGGAACTGGAGAGAAGCGGAAATGCCAAAAAAAAGAGAAGTAAGTATCCAACCAGTCCCTAGCCCACAGGAGGGACGCTGGGGTGAAAGAATAGGTTTTAGAGGAATAGGAACAGCCGACTTTATTGATAGTGATGGAGATCAAACCGATGATCGTTATCAAAGAGGTCCTGGACAGAAAAGAGAAAGAGCCTTCGATGTAAGGAGAACTGGAAGAGGTGTAAATACATCTCCTACCCAAAACTTAGGAAGAGACTTGATGATGGCAATTTTTAGAAGACGTTAAATATAAATAATTAGTTCAGATAGAATCAATAGATAACAAAAATTAAGTTAAGATCATGGGTAGAGGCCGTTCGTCACCACCACCACCACCTCCTAAGACATACACTCAAGCTGAAGTGGATACAATGAAGGAGAAGTGGCACACTGATCGTGAAGCCAAATATGAGACACGCTTAGCTGGTCAAAGAGACATCTGGACTGCACAAGAAGGACAAAGAAAAGCTGAGTATATAAACGAACAACGAAATCTCTATGATGACAGACTAAAAACTGCCAGAGGTGAATGGAGAACAGCAGCAGATGCTAGATATGATCAGCGTTTAGGTGAAGCTAGAACTGGTTGGCATACTGAGGCTGAAAAGCGCTATGACACCAGACTTGGTACAGCTAAAGGTCAATGGCAAGGTGAAGCTGACAAAAAAGCAGCAGCAACACAAGAAGAGTTCAATAAAAAGTATGGAACCTTACAGGGTCAATATGATACCCAAGCAGGTCAGTACACCGATCTTCAAGCTAAATACGGACAACTAGATAGAAATTATCTAGAAAGAGGTAAGAGGCATGACGATCTAAAAGGAAGATATGGTGATCTAGAAACTAGACACGGAAATCTTCAAGGTAAATACGACAAGACCTATGCAGATTATGGCAATCTCAAGGGTCAGTATGAAACCAGAGGTAGAGAGTATGACACTCTTAAAGGTCAGTATGAAACCAGAGGTAGGGACTACAACACTCTTAAAGGTCAGTATGACACCAGAGGTAGAGACTACAAAACCTTACAAGGACGTTTCGATGAAAGAGGTAGATCCTTAGGTAGAGAAAGAACTAATAGACGTAGGTCTGACTTTGGCGGAAATTATACTGCCCCACAAACCTCTCCTAACACTGTTTCAAGTGATCAAGAGAGACATGCTCTACTAACAGGTGACTATTCATTCATGAATACAGACAAAGGTAGAGAAAGAGGCAGAGGTGGATCTGATAGCTGGAAGAGATATCTAAGATAATTAGATGTAAAGTTACATGGCAAACTTGTATACTTACATGATCACTGCCATGAAACAGACTAAAGATATGGTCAAGCACCATAAGTCAGTAGTCAATAAATTAGATTCGATATTGATTAGCTTGGATATATTGATGGAGGATCCTCTCTTCATCAATAATATTCATGGTGAACAAGAGCTTAGTCTCGATCAGACTGTAGAACTGTTCAAAGCAATCAAAGAACAATTTATACCACTGAATGTAACGCCTAAATTAGACCCCCTACATGAAGCCGGCGAAATTGATATATCATGAGATGGTATAACTGCACCACTAACCATGTTTTTACCAAAAGATGACTTCTTAAGTGAATTAAGAGACAATAATCTCAGAGATAAAGCTAGAACTGTATTAGAACGTGATGCTAAACACGCTCTAAATAGTTCTGACCCAGAAGAAAGACTTTTAGGTATCAGAGCAGTTCAATCTTTCCTCGACTATTAACAGCAAATCTAAAGATTTCGAAGAAGACAAACCCCTTGCCACTACTAGACTGGGATTTCTAAGCCTAGTCATAGCAGTGGTTTTTTATTGCACAGCAGTTTGTACTGTAAAGGTTTATTCCCTCCATAATTAAATACGCGAATGAAAAATAATCTCATGATAAACATGAATGGATCTAAGCCAGCTAAACGCCTTGCATGGGCTGTACTGACCAAAGGATCACCAACAAGCACTAGTGAAGTAATCAAAGTTACAGATCACGAAGAAGCAGATCAGACCGTTAAAGATAACCCAGAGGTATATTACAAGTCAGGTCCATTCTTACTGGCATGAACATGAGAGAAACTTTATTGAAAGCTTTGAGATCACATGCTCAAGGTGAAATTGAGATGCACAAAGCAAATATAGAAGTTTATCTGGCCAACCCAGTTGGTATTGGTGAACATCCTGATATAACCCATGCCATGCAGGAAGAACTAGACAAAATTGCTAGGTGGGATGATCAAATCGCAATGATCAACAAGTATTTCAGACTATATAGGCCAGGTAAAGAACTAGACAATCTTGATTGATGTACTTGCTTTAGGCACAAGACCTGTTAAGTTTGATCGGTATAAAGACTCATCTATGGGATTTCCAGTAACTGGCTACGTCGTTTTTGTTTACCACACAGATATAGGTTCACATCATCCCCAGTTCTCCTCGATAGATGAAGCTGAAAAATTTGCTAACGATTTAAGAGCTGTATCCAATAATCTCACTGTGAGTGAACCAATACCGGTTATTGCCACTGAATCTCATAAACCAATGGTTGCTGACTTACATAAGTAACGTGCTATCTTTGGTAAGCATATAACTAATTAAGAAATGGCCTCTGTTATAAGCGTCTCTGTACCAGATGACCTAGCTAAGAGATGGAAAGCATCTGGAAAGGATATAAGTCCTTCTGCGCTCTTTCAAACAGCCTTAGAGACTGAATTAGGAAGTACAAACAAAGCAATGGCACATTGGAGTGATCGAGCACTTAGAGCAGAAAAAAAATTAAAAACAATCATGAAGGTTGTTTCTGCTAATGATACGGATGTCAAGAAATTTCTATTGTTTGAAGGTGATCGGGAAGGGTAGAATTAATCGTATGGAAGTAATCATCACGCCTGACCTTTATCCGATGACGAACAACAGAGAAGAACGTAATGAAATACGCTCACTTCTAACAGAACTAAAAGAAGAGCATATCGTACCGATCAACATGAGCACAGGAGAATTTACTATCGAGTGCTTATCAAGAGGTCTTAATGACTTTAGAAAAGATCTTGTCGTCTACGATTGCTAACAACAAGAAATACGCTCACATAAAGTAGAACTAATTACAGTTCTAGTAATGGTTAAGCACTACACTATCGGCTACCACGTAGCTGATCAGTCACACAGAGACATTTGTACCTACGCCACAGATTCTTATGAAGCTATACAAGTAGCAAAATCAGATATCAAGGCTTTACAAGAACACCCGAATTACATCGAATCAGTTCTAATAGAAGAGTGAACGATTTTACTTACTTAATAATGTGGACGCTAGTAACTAATTTATTATTGGCTTTATTTCTACAAGGACTCTTTCCTAAAGAGGATTAATGATTCTGCCAATTATGTACACCTCCTTCTCCACCTTGTATTAATTGATCATGCTCATCCTTAGTTATAGTAGGAGCCATGATAGGTCTATTCCATATTTCTTTTAACTTATTACCAACAGTCTGCAAAAAGTTAAGAGCAGCAGGATTAGGAGGAGAACTCTCAGCTCCCTGAAGTAAATTATGATACATAGTATTTCCAGAAGCATCCTGACTATTAAGCATGTCTCCTAAGCCAAGCTTCCCTTTCTTACTCTCCATTTCCTTTTCAAGTTCCGCTTCAGGATTAAAAGGAATAACAGGTATCGGTACTGACATTTTCTAAATTAATAATATCTCTCTAATTTTACTAGAACTGCATTCGAGTATTAACTCCTCCGCCAAAACCTCTAGTCCCATGAGAAACATTAATCTCATAATTTGGGGTTCCATATCCAGCATAAACTCGATGATTAGTTGGGAGATTCATAGTCTGTCCTGGAAAAACTTCTGTCTCATAACCAGGCGCAATAGTTCCTCCTACTGAAAATTGCCCACCACTTTGATTCTGAGGAAAGCGATAATCAATACCTGCATTCTCTATACCACCCTCTGTCGTATTAAGATTAATACTTAAAGGAGGTCCTAAAGTAGGAGGCCCATCAAACTGTGCTTGATTCTGAGAAGCATTAACTGCGGCTTTTTGAAATAACTTCTTCTTAGTATTATCTAGTTCTAAATCTTCCATTTAAATAATAATATTTCTTTTAATTTTACTTGACCTAACTAAACAGAAAAAGATTGTGGATCTGATGCAGGTTGAAGTTTAGCTGCATAATTCTTAGCAAATTGAGATGCCTCAGGAGCAGCTGCATAATTAGCCTCATCTAAATTATCCTTATTGCCTCCAACCCAATCTTTTAGGAAACCAAGTCCTATTCCTGCTGCTTTCCATTTATTCCAAGGGAGTGCACCAACAACTGCACCTCCTAAAGCTCCAGGAATACCTCCCTTCTTATAGCCTCGGTATGCACCAATTCCTGCACCTACTAATAACGGGGCTGCCCAAAGCATCTATCTAATTAATATTACTTCTTTAAGTTTACTTTTAATACTCATAAGAAAAGACCTGAGGAACCACCCCCAGGTCTAGATCTTGCACACACGTACATGATCCTGTAAAACCATGCACCTTATTTAACTTAGCCGAGTAACTCTAAAGAGGTCAACCTATTGCCGGAGCAATAAGCGCAACTGCAGATGTCTCAACAGCTGCCAAATCAAGTGGGAAGTTGTGAGCATTACGCTCGTGCATTACTTCCATACCAAGATTTGCCCTATTGAGCACGTCTGCCCATGTAGGTACAATCTTGCCGGAGGAATCGACAATTGACTGATTAAAATTGAATCCATTCAAGTTGAAGGCCATGGTACATATGCCCATTGAGGTAAGCCAGATGCAAACCACAGGAAAAACAGCAAGAAAGAAATGAAGACTACGAGAGTTATTAAAGGAGGCGTATTGGAAGATAAGACGTCCGAAGTAGCCATGAGCCGCGACGATGTTGTACGTTTCTTCTTCTTGTCCAAATTTGTAGCCATAATTCTGTGATTCTGATTCTGTAGTTTCTCTAATAAGTGAAGATGTAACCAATGAACCGTGCATAGCACTAAACAGGGCACCGCCAAACATACCCGCCACACCTGCCATGTGGAATGGATGCATGAGGATATTATGTTCCGCCTGAAAGACAAACATAAAGTTGAACGTGCCTGAAATGCCCAAAGGCATACCGTCACTGAATGATCCTTGTCCGAAAGGATAGACGAGGAATACAGCAAACGCGGCAGATACTGGTGCAGAGTAGGCAACACAGATCCAAGGACGCATCCCTAGTCGATAGCTAAGTTCCCATTGTCGTCCCATGTAAGCAGAGATACCAATGAGGAAGTGGAAAATGACGAGCTGGTATGGTCCTCCGTTGTAGAGCCACTCATCAATCGTTGCAGCTTCCCATATTGGGTAAAAATGCAATCCGATGGCGTTTGAGCTGGGAACAACGGCTCCTGAGATGATGTTGTTTCCATATAAAAAAGAACCTGCTACAGGTTCGCGAATTCCGTCGATGTCAACGGGTGGAGCAGCAATAAATGCCACGATGAAACAAGTTGCAGCCGCCAGTAGGCATGGAATCATAAGGACTCCGAACCAACCTACGTAGATACGGTTGTTTGTGGAAGTAACCCACTCACAAAACTCGTCCCATCCTTGCAATAAACTGCTACTTCTCGTTAAAGAAGTTGTTGTCATTGAAAAGTAAGAGTACGATTAACTTGTATGATGAGAGACGTATTCCCCATGGTCTCGGTTTGAGGATATGTATAAGCCTTATAAGGCTTAGTATGATTATACAGGGGTTAAAGTTCGCCTCATAAAATTAAAAAACTAAAGCATTTTGTAAGCGCGGCAATACTTTTCAGCAACCCTTGTAAAAAATTCGAACCTACTAATCATGACTAATATCAGTAGTCAGGAAGTGATAAAAGGAATATATCAAGACAATTTCTACTCCCTTCCTGAAAACAGACACAAACGAGACGATCTAATAAAGAAGATACTTCTCGAACAAAATGAACTAGACAACAAAAAAGCCCCACCGAAGTGAAGCTTTAATGATTTTTTGGGCAGAGCAGTAACCCAGAAAAAGCTTATATCAAACGCTTAAATTAAGCAACTGCTTTCTTCTTCTTTGACTCATAGTGATAAAGATGTCCACGATAAATACGCTTAGTATCATCAGTGATAATTTTTCTTTCTGAAGCAGATTCCGCTTTATGACTCTGATAAACGGTTCCGCGATAAACTAACTTTGAGCAAGACATGGAAGGATCTCGTGTGTGACTTAAGTCAATTATAACTATTTTGTAGTCATTGATACCGTTTATGCGGATACATTAAATGTAAAGAAAACCTTAAAATATTGAAGGGGAGTAGCCCCACCGCTGTCTCTCGGCAGGACTCTCGTTCACTAGGTGTAGGAAACAGTAAAAACTACACCTCCCCCCAGGGCCTGACACTGTTCTTCTGCGGCCCACCGGATATATTAAACTCGCTATATCTTGTCTTTCAAAACTAATGCGGCTTCTTCAGCCTCACTACGTAATTCATAATTAGTACCCCACCAAACTGATTTACCATCAAAATACCAAGGTCTGTACTTATTTAGATACCCATGAGCAATGGGATTAACTCCACACTTATGTGGATATAGATCGATAGACCTGTAATTATCAAAAGTCATATTAACTAGGTAGTACTTGACCAACTAACTCAAGCGTTTGCTCCATGGATAACTCCCCTTCTTTAGGGTAGGCACGGAAACAATTGAAGTAAGCTTCGCCAGCAGTGTTAGCTGCCCAATCAACTGGTGTAATAGGAACGACATTAAATGACTTCCAAATTACATCATCATGATAAGGAGGCCGGTACCAATAAAAGATCTTCTTCTCATAATCAATAACCCACTCAGGATGGCGTCTATGCCAACGACTCCAAGCATGGAATTGTCTTTCAGGATCCCCAGAAGTGCAGTCCAGCTCAATACAGTCTCCTGGCTGAACTATCCAACGTAATTTCAACACTTCTTGAAAGCCTTTACGAATAGCCTTCATACCAGCTCGACCAGTTATTTGTTCATGAAGAGACTTAGATCTCTTATTTTTTCTCTCATTAAACCAGTCATTTAATTGACGATTGGACTTACCAATAGCAAAAGCAACCTTCCAAAACCAATACCCTTTTCGATATTCTCTTTCAGGATTAAACCAGATTTTACAGATTTGATCATCGATATAAAATGTAGAACTTGTAAACTTGCGGCGTACTCGATAAGTCATCGTGGAAGAATTACTAAAACTGATTCAATCAGATCCTAAGCTCTGGGAAATAGTTGAGCAACTAAAACATCAAGATGAGGAACCTGCAGATTTCTTTCTTAATGTGGCAAACATGCTATCAGTCGAATTTGAAGAACTTCACAGGACTGATTTAAGCGACAAACTAAGTGCTCTCTTTGGAGGATTACCCCCAGAAGCATTTAAAATGGTACCGCTTCTTGTTCACATTGCATTAGATATCTTCTTAATGCGGGCTATACCTGATGCCGAGTCAATCAAGGATTGAACCATGCATACAGGATACGTCTTATGCACTCCCGAATGTGACAAAGTTCTATGCATTGCTGAAGACAGAAAAAGCGTAGAACTTGTTGAGTTAAAAGGAACAAATGGCTTGAATAGAGCCTTGTGCCTACCAAACTTAACGGCAGTTAAAAGCATATACGAAAAATTTAAAAAGCTTGGTTTAATCGAAGATCTTGATATAGTGAATATCGCAAGACTTTATAAGTATTCCTATTGATCCATGTTGAGATTAGTACTGGACTGTGAGACCAACGGTCTAGTCCATCAGTTGGATAAAGTACACAGCCTTGTGCTCAGAGATATTGACACAGGCCATGTTTATAGCTGCTCTAACGAGGAAGGCTATGAACCAATTGTTAATGGTATTCACCTGATTTCTCAGGCAGATTTACTTATTGGTCACAATATAATCAATTTTGATTTCAGAGCACTAGCTAAGGTCTATCCCCATCTAACTAAGAAGACTGGTTGCAAAATCTGTGACACTCTCATTATGAGTCGTGTTCTATGGCCTGAATTAGAGCCAGTAGATGAGCAAAAGTTCTCTCATATCGAAGCTAAATATAAAGGTAAACATTCTCTAGGTGCATGGGGTGCAAGACTGAATGTCAATAAATCTGATTTCCCAGTAGAGGATGGGTCTGACAAATGGGATAAATGGACTCCTGAAATGCAAACGTATTGTGAAAATGACACCCTAGTCTCATTAGAACTCTACAATTACCTCAACGCTCAGGAACTAGACCCACGATGCTACGAGCTAGAACACTCCTTCGCCATCCTTATGACCTTGCAAGAGGATTATGGATTTCCTTTTGACGAAAAGGCAGCGTTCGCTCTGGTTAACACTCTTAAAACACGACATACGGAGATTGATGAACAGCTACAAAAGGTTTTCCCTCCCATTACGGAAGAACGTATTTCGACGAAAACGGGGAAGCGACTTAAGGACAAAGTCACAACGTTTAATCCTGCTTCAAGGAAGCAGACTGCCGAAAGACTACGGGAGAAATACCCTGAGATACGGTTCAATAAGACGGAAAAAGGGAATGTTAAGGTCGATGATGACGTCTTGGAGATCTTGGGTAAAAAATATCCAGAGGCTGCTCTTCTAGCTGAATATCAACTACTCAACAAAAGATTAGGCCAAATTGCAGAAGGCAAAGAAGCATGGTTGAAGCATAGTCAAAAATATAAAGATGGAAGAATACACGGATCAGTTATTACAAATGCCTGTGTCAGCGGTAGATGTAGCCATCGAGGTCCCAATATGGCTCAAATTCCTAGAGTTGGTCATCAATATGGCGCAGAATGTAGAGCCTTATTCCATGCAACGCCAGGTTGGCTACTAATAGGAGCAGATGCCAGTGGTTTAGAACTGCGTGGTCTAGGTGCCCAATTAGCTTACTTTGATGAAGGAGAATATGCAAAGTTAGTTAGTACTGATGACTTTGATATTCATACTCATAATGCAAAACTATTTGGCATATTTGATGGTAAAGGAAAAATAGATAAAAAGACGAGAGAGCTTGCAAAAACTATGATTTATGCGGTACTTTATGGAGCCGGGGCACAGAAACTTGGTTCTATCTTAGATGTCTCTTTAAGTGAACATAAACAAAAAGAATTAGGTTATGAAACTATCAATACTTTCTATAAAAATCTTCCTGCTATTAAACAATTAAAAGACAAAGTTGATGAACGTGTCACACAACGAGGATATTTAACTGGGATAGATGGTAGACATCTACAAATTAGATCACGACATTCCGCATTAAACCAGTTATTGCAATCAACAGGTGCTATTGCAGTTAAAAAAGCTACATGTATCCTATACAAAGATTTGTACGAAGCCGGTTTAAGATGGGCTTGTCACTTTGCCTTTGTTGCTCACATCCATGATGAGATTCAATCTCTTGTTAAGCCACAATTTGAAGACCTCTATAAAAGCTTAGCGATTGACTCATTCCGTAAAGCTGGAGAGTATTACAACTTGAAATGCCCTCTAACTGGTGAAGCTAAAGAAGGTAAAAACTGGATGGAGACTCACTAATGAAAAAAAAGAAGCACCAAGTGAAATCTTCTTGGTACTACATCTTCTGGGGAATTATGTCAGCTTCCGTAGTAGCTGGACAAATTTATGTTGGAACTGGCTACAGAGAAATGTCAGAGACAATCAAACAGGGTGTACTCCTATTTGATCCTCCTTCAGATGCTCCACGCATACGTTGAGGCATCTTTCTTCCTCATCGTCTATATAACAATGAGAGATGCATTCAAAGTAAGTTTCGACTGGATCATGTGTGTTCATCTCAACACTTTATCGTTAATGAGGCAAAAAAGTCATGAGTAAAATCTCTCAAAAAAATATAAAGAAATAATATGGACAAACACGATATACCTTTTATAGGTGACTTTTACACTAAAGCTGAAGTAGATGCCATGGTTGCAGCTGCTCTTGAAGAAGCTAGAGCAATTGATGAAGCTTCAATGGCAGAGCATAATTTCAAAGCCACTATTATTAGTATGATTTTGGGATTTATTTGTTTAGCACTATTTGTTGATGGACTACTTCGCATACTTGGTATCATTCCACCATTCATGGATATTGACGTTAATATCTTGGACGATATTGCAGAGAAAACTAAAACAATTGTAGAAAGGGATTTAGCACCAGCCTTAAATAGAATCCCAAGAATTTAATCACCAACCGGCTGCATCCATTATCTTCTGTAATTCTCTATTTCTATTGCTTACACCTCTAAGAAACTGATCCGTAGGACTAACAACAGATTGGTCAGGCTCATACGTTCCTTGCTGCACTTGATCTCCAACTGATTGATTCTTTCCCCAATTCCAAGGTAGAAGCGGACTAAAAATGTTCTGTGCTATCTGAGTTTCTCCAGGACCATAACCTGCTCCATCCAAAACAGCAGTTATGGTTTTGTAATCTTTTTTAGGATCCTCTGCCTTCTCATCTGGATATGCTAGCTTCCGAAGGTTTGGATATTCCCACTTTCCATCTATACCTCTCTGTTCCCATGGCATACCAGGGTCAGGCTGCCAATTATCCTCCGGCTCAGGACAAGGAGCAACATAACAATGACGTTGACCAAGGCCGCCCATATTAACCTCGCTCCGTCCAGTTTTAGGATTAATCCTTCTTCTTCCTTCCCAAGGATCTACAGCAGTCACAATCTTAAATTTTAAATAGGGGTATCTTGTTTATTTTAGATTATCCAAGTACAGTCCCTATGAACAAAAATATCTCATGCCACCACGAACTAAAAAGCACCACTCACTCTCCGAAATGTCTGATGAAGAATTAAGCTCGCTCCAAGACGGTTTTCTAGATCTTCGAGATCATGCAAACTGCAACATTGAAGCAATCTTGAGAGAGTTCCAATCTCGCTTAGAAAAAAAATTTGACCTAGTTGCCTAACTATGAACATTATTAATGCATGCGCCAAGTATACCGGAGATTCCGCAATGGAGTCAGGTCTACGAACACTGCGCTTTGAAATTCCAAGTACTGGGAAAACTCCTATAATCCCAATCTTCGTTATCCCTAGTTATGCAGCTGGAGATAGTTGCGCTCAGGGCACCTTCACAGAAGGTTTAAACGTACTAATAAGTGGACGTCTTTATCCGAATGAAGATCAAAAGATGTACATCGTTCCAGTGCAGCCTCTACAGATAATCAAAGAAGGCACAACTTTGAATCATGTTCACCTAGCAGGTGGAGTTGGTTTTATAGGAGAACAACGCAGAGAAGACTGCTTTAACTTTGGCTTAATGTGCCAAGCTCCTAAACAGAAAACCCTTAAGCATGATTGGCAAGACAGTCTTGGCTTCCGTATTGAAAGCTGGGGTGACGATGCAGGACGTATGAAGAAATTCCTCTTTGTAGGTAGACAAATGTCCTTAGGAGGAACTCTTAAATTTGATCATTGGACTGACAAAGAAGGCAATGTAAGAACTAACTACAAAATCAGAGTTAGATCTGCTCAGTATTCCTTCTTTGGTAAGAATCAAAAGACTGAAGAAAAGGATCCACCAATTGCATCATTTGATAAGACTGAGATTTTTGACTCACCTCATCAACAGGCAATTGCAAAACCAGCTACTAATGTCAAGAAAACTGTCGACGATGGCATACCTTTTTGATAGCCTTGTAAAGTCGAACTTTTTAAAACACTCAAACTACCTATGTCTGTATTAGACCGCTTCAAAGACACCTCAAAATATGATCGCGTAATGCGAGAGCTGGGCATGCTTATTGTCCTAAACCGTGCTCAAAGACAAGAGCCTGGTTTATTTCTAAAACAAAAAGATGCAGATCGCTGCGGCTGGGATGGAGATCCATCTGATTTCCCAGAAGCTGATGAACGTATAGAAACTTTTGGCTCCGATGGGGCAGAAGAAAAAGGAATCTTCTTCAAGACTCCACGATTAGTAGTTCTTCGTGGTGCCTATAAAGATGACATCACCTTCGTAGAAAACTCGAAGGAAAGAAACATGATTGAAGGTTTATACCATGAAGTCAATCATCTCTATGACCAATGGAAAGAGAAGCATCCAAATCAACCTTCTCCTTATAGAAGAAGACGTTTAGTTCTTTGTTTCTTAGTAGACAAGAATGGAATCCCTCTTCATAAAAAACCTCTTTATATCTCTATGCATGGAGGAGCATCTAAGGTCTTCTGCCAGAGATATGCTCAATTCCTAGAGCAACTAGAAGGTGCTTACGCAAAAGCAATGAATGATAAATCAGCTCAAGGCTTTGGTGAAAGAATGTGCGCCTCAGTTATTTGGACTCCAACCTATGGAGCTGAACAATATGGCGAAACACAAAAATCCCCTATTGCAGTTCCACAATCTTGGTTAATTCCTACCGAGAAAAATATTCTTAGCTTCTGGCCTAAGAAAGATGCTGACATCGATCATTTTGAAGATGTCTGGGAGAGTTGCCCAATAAAAGTCTATGCAGCTAAATTCTTTAAGCAATGTGAAGCTGAAATTGGTATCAATGCTCTAAAACCTGGAGTAGATATTGCCAACTGCACTCTTCCTCCTGCTGAATCCTCAATAGGTGCTAGAGATGAAACAGGTGCACTAGCTGGTGGCCTGAAGTAAATGCTTCAAGAAACAACTCTATACGTTGTCATGACAAAGCTTCTGTTCCTATCCATAGGAGCAGGGGCTGCTGTCTTGATCGTGAGCTTAATTGGACTCTCTCTTCAAGGACTAACTGAGAAAGATAATTTAGATTGAGCCTTATCGGCTTTACTAATAATCTTCTTTGCTTCTTTCCTAGAAAGACATAACTCCGCTTTGGTCGTTAACCTGACCAATTTTTTATGCTGTTTTTTTGGATTCAATCTCTATGTTGTGTTGTAGTAACGCCCTTAGTTTCTAGCTCTGCCAACCTCCTACAGAGGCCACGGATAACAGCCTGACGATGCATTGAAATCTTCAATAAGTTCATTGCACCAGCACGTAAATGTTCAATATCTTCCACTGATTCAATCTCATTTGAGACTGCTTTCATCGTGAACTCATCTTCCAAAGTAGGTTCGAAATCGATGGGCTCAAAGGAAAGTTCTATTAGCTGAAAAGATGCCATAAATAAAAGACCTATGACTCAGTCTACCTAAGGTTATTGACATCCCCCGAACAAACTCTAAGATTAATGCACATCTTGTAGTAAAGAATGCTTAAGAAAGTCTCAGATAGTGTACCTAAAAAAACCTCTATCGGGAATGGTAGACGTAAAAGAGGCTCCTATGTATGGAAAGGTAAAAAGAAGTATAGAGGTCAAGGAAAATAGATGGCAGATCCAGTCTCCTATCTACAGCTTTTAGAACAGGGCCAACAAATTGATTATCTATTAGAATTACCCGATCTAAATGAAGAAGAAAAAGCTGAACTAGAAGAGGTATGGCAAGCTCTAAAATCTCGAGAAGAATCAAAATTTGATGCCATTATTGGTGTTATTAAAGAATGTGATAAATGCTTAGATCAATTAGAAAAGGAATCTCGGGAAATCAAAAACACCTATGAATACTGGAAAAAGAAAAGAAAGAATGTTATTAACATTATTAAAATGGCATATGAAAGACAGTTAATAAGCTCAAAACCGACTGGAAGCAAGTATCAAGCAACAATCAGACCAGTCAAATCAAAACTCGTAGACAACTTTGATAAATGGTCTCGTACTGAGAAAGAAAAATATAGCCTCTACAAAAGAACCATAATCTCCAGAGCGATCGATAATTCAATACTTGATCAAAAACAAGAGGAACTCCCAGACCGAGATCGCATACGAAAAGTCCTGTCAAACCATCCAAAAGAAGCACCCGAATCCTCACGTCTAGTCCAAAGAGTCTCACTTATTTATGGCTTAAGAAAAAGAATAAAAAAAGGAGTGTAAAGAAATAATTGGCAACTTGTATCAATCCCATATTATTAATAAAGATACAAAAAACCTAAAGGTGATTACACATTCACTGTTACTAAAATCAATGGAACCGCATAGGAAAAGAATGCACGACCTCATCGAGAACTCTGCAAAAAAGAAAAATGAAAAGTCTAAGTGGGATCTGACTCCACCTAATAGACCCAGTCAAAAAGCCGTCGAAATGGCTCAGTCAAACAGAAGTCTTGAAGATCAATACAATCTCTACGACCGGTAAAGATTAGGCCAGATATTGTAGTCTTGTTGTTGCAGCTCAACAGTGAGACATTCGAAAAAACTCCGCTATCGAGGAGGACCATCGGAAATCCTCGATTCAATAATATTCTCTGATTATGAAATAAAAAGTTTAAAACATGGAAACACAGGACACACCCTCTTTAAATATCCCAGCAAAGCCTATGACTGGGAAGACTGTTGGACCATGGATCTTCAAACAGCTAAAAATGGTGTACTAAAATATCAGCAGCGTTCAGAAGAAGAAGAGTAAGACAACCGTAGAATCAAAAATACACGAGAAAAAAATGATGGCAAATCTCATGGATGATCTGGCCAAGGACATCCATACCTACCTCCTAGAAGTATCGACAGATTTCGAAGGAAATCACTTAGTCCTCATACCTATAACAGAAGTAGTTAAAAAATTTGGTCGCAACCACAGGACTATTCAACGCCGAATACATGCTCTTAAAGACGAAGGACTGTTAACCCCTGTAATTAGAAGAAGTACCATCGCTTTGTATCACATTCGAAATTTAGAAGACTAATTATGCCTGAACATGCCACCCCTGATCCAAATCTGGAACATCTAGATTTCTTAGTATCCTCCTTCACTGATAACGGTAAATCTCTCCGCGCTTTCACCATTAATTCTCAAGAATTAGCAATCACGATTTTAACTTCAGGTCTACTTGCTAACTCAAAGTTGATGATTAGCCCAGAAGATGCAATTAAGTCAGCATTTGACATCCATGCAAGAATACAATCACACGTAGGACACTTTCAAAACATGCAATTTGCCCAAAACATTGAAAACTGCTTTGTGGAAGGACCAAACGAAGGTCCAAAAGAAAGACCACCAGAAGTGGAGCATGATTGATGAATAGCATGCCACAACTACTGTTAACTACTGATAAAGGAGGTACAGTTCATAGTTATCCTTTAACAGGTGGGAAAACAACATTCGAAAGATATCTCAGCTGCTACACAGGTGTCTGTCAATTCTTTAACAACATAGAAGAAGCTAAAGAACATCTAATTGAAGTAGAACCTTGAGGATAGCCAAGATTTAGTAGGGTTAATCTCCTTTAGATCTATATATCGAGCGACGTGTCTAGTAATGATTTGGATTATCGCTCCAAAGGAGATACTCGAGTAACAATTGATGGGTCAAGACACTACAAAACTCCCTATGGAGCACTCCCATCTGTTACTACAATTCTTTCAGCTACTTCAGGAAGTAAAGCAGCCTTAGAAAGATGGGCTAAAAAAAATCCTGGTGGAAGAGAAGCAGCCGCAGCTCGAGGAACTAAAGTTCACTCCTTAATGGAAGAATATCTATTAGGTGTTGAAAAAAATCCTCAAATCGACAATCCAGAAATTGCAGAATTTTGGGATGGACTATCAGATAATCTTGATAAATTAGAGAACGTTATATGGGCAGAGAATCCCGTTAAACCTGATGACTATGGTTGGACAATGGGAAGCGATGGAATCTCCCGTGTATGGCATCCAGGGGTGGATAAAGAGCAGAAACAAGGATGGGCAGGTGCACCCGATATCGTCGCTGAATATAAAGGGCAATTAGTACTAGGAGATTTAAAAACAAGTAATGGTCCTTACTACTCCAGATGGCCAGGATCAGATACTCCTAAAGCAGAGTATGGGAAGAGGCGAGCAGGATTTATGAAATATACAAAGTGTCAATTACAACTTGCAGCTTATGCATTAGCCCTAGAACACACTATTGGTTTTAAGCCTGAATTATGTATGACGTTCGTTGCAACACGAGATAACAGTCAAGTATTTGTAATCCAAAACACAACAATCGAAAAATATAAAGAAAAATGGCTTGCAGCAGTAGATAAGTACTACAACGAGATCCTCCCAGCTCAAGAAGCAGCCAAAGTTGAAATGGAAGCTATAGATGGAGATACCATGGAAAATTGAAGGATAAATGCACTCCCTATAAATTAGTGATGCAGCACACCTAGCGCATCGGCGAAAAAGAGCTACGCTACTGCTGGTGTAATTACCTAATATACGAAGAACGACAAAGTGCCAATCGCCTCACCAGATCCGAAAAAACCTGATAGCAATTTAAAGCCAGGAGAGATCAATCTTGACCTAATTCCGGCCCATTGGCCATTGACACCTCTACGGGATAAAAGAGCTTATATAGCTGGTTGGACATCCCATCCTTACTCCGTAGAACGCATAAAACAAGAACTAGAAGCCGGAAATGCAACTGGTGTAGGTCTAATTAGCGGTCAATGCTCTAATGAAGGTGGTCTTATTTGGGTTGATATAGATGGACCTGAAGCTATACCTGAACTTGAAGAATTAGCAGGTGCCCCATTAGATGCGATCTTCCCTCCAACATTAACAATTTCATCTGGAAAACCAGGACGTCAGAGGATGCTTTATAGCATTCCATCTTCAAAGATTCGGTTATTACCAGATAAAGCAACTATTAAGATTGGTATTCCATCGTTTGAAATACTCTTCCGCTCTCGTCAGGGAGCAATCATGGGCAGCCATCCTGATACAGAAGGTTATCACACAACTGTTAATGGTGGATTTGAACATGCAAAGAATCCTCCTGAGTTACCAGAATGGCTATATCAAGCAATTGCTAAAAAATTTCCAACTAATAAATATCGCAAAACTCCCTCAACTGGGGTTGTTACTCAACAAGTTAATATCAGCTATGAAGATGGCTCTGAATATCAGAAGGAAGATCTATTAGCTGAAACTAAGGTTTATCTAGATCACCTAAAACCAGAACGAGCAATTGACTATGAGGAATGGATAACTGTTGGAGCTGCTCTACATCAAATTGATGAAACCTTATTAGCAGAATGGGTCGAATGGTCTTCTGAGGCACCTAACTTTGAAGTTGGTATCTGTGAACAGAAATGGGAAACTTTTGAGAGAGTACCTGGTGGGCCAACTCCTGAAGGTGGAGCAGGTCTTCACACACTCAGAGCAAAAGCAAAAGAAGATGGCTTCCTAGAATTTGGTGGCTTTGTAGTTGAATCCTCTCCTGAAGTACTAGCTCAAAGAGCTAAATCACTATTCAAAGGAAACAAAGAACTACAAAAAGATGCTATCCCAAATATAAATAAAGCATTAAAAGAAATAATAGGGAAACCAGATAAGAAGACTAAAGAAGAAGTAGAGCAAAAGATTAAAGGTAAAAGTCGTCCAAAAACTCCACCTGCATCTGAACTAGCAGACTCCGTTACAGGCATGGTAATTCAATGTGGCTGGCGATATGACCCTAAATTTGACACCTTTATGTTCTATCAAAGCACTAAAGGAACATGGAGAAGAGAAGAGTATCGCCAAGAATACAAACACTTCGTACAAGACCTCTTTTTAAGGGAAAATATTCCTACGCCAGGTGGTTTCACATCTCATTTACTCAGTGACGTAGTTAATCTGACACAGGCATATATCACCCACACCTACTGGGATGACGATGATGATCGTCTAGCTTTCCGTAATGGTGTATTGGAAATTAGTACTGGAGAATTTCTAGAACATGATCGTGAACATTATCTAACTTGGGGATTAGATTTTGACTATGATCCAAATGCAACCCCAGGTCCCATCATCGACTGGTTGAAGCGTACACAGTTCGGAGATGAAGAAAGGGTACAAGTTCTACGAGCTTGGTTGAAAGCGTGTCTGATCGGTCAGGGGCATGAACTACAACGCTTCTTAGAAGTAATTGGTCCAGGTGGTAGAGGAAAATCAACCTTCGCCAATTTATGCTGTGCACTCGTTGGAAATGGAAACTATGCCAGTACAACATTGAATCAGCTAGAGCAAAGTCGTTTCGAAGTTGCATCCATTAAAGGTAAGCGTCTAACTCTAATTAATGACTCAGAACGTTATGGAGGATCAGCTCAAATTTTCAAAGCGCTGACTGGAGGAGACAATCTAAGATTTGAAGAAAAAAATAAAAATGTTGGTGAGCCTTTCGTCTATACAGGCATGGTTATGGTCTGCGCCAATGAACCAATCCAGACAACCGACAACACCTCTGGCCTGACACGTCGTCGCCTAACTGTCGAGTTTAACCGGTCATTATGGGATAAAAATTCTGAAGCCAAAGAGATGATCAAACTCGAGAATGGTATCGTAAAAGGCTTATGGAAGAACTATTTACCAGGATTAGTTAACTGGGTTTTGGAAATGAAGACCGAATCGATGCGCGAATATCTCCTTGATACCTACGAAAAAGTACATTCATTAAAGAGAGTTCGTAATGAGATTCTTCTCAATAGCAACAACCTAATTGAATGGCTCCAGTCAGAAGTAATTCACAATCCTGACGTCGTTTCTTCAGTTGGTAAAAAAATACCAGCTGCGAAAGATGCTAAGGAGCGTTATTGCAATAGTAGCTATCATCTCTATGCAAGTTATTGCTCTTACTGTGAAGACACAGGATCAAAACCGGTAGGTCAAAAACGTTTTATTGCACTACTGCTCGATTGCTGTAAGAACCAATTAGATATGAAAAATATAAGCCATTTCACCAAGCAGGGACGACCTTTTATCAAAGGTTTAGCCGTCAGAAAGTCAGATCAGAAACATGATGATGCCCCTACCATACTGCCAGAAAATAAATTGGCATAAGCAAAACCCTTCCTACATCTGGGTTTTGGGATGTTAGCGTAGCAGTATCTTAAAATTTTTTGATCAAAAAAACAATGATTAAACCTTTAATGCTTGCAGCTGCTGCTTCTATAGCTGCCCCTGCTGCTTTTGCTGGTGGACTTTACGTAAATACTGAAGCTAATTCTTCTTATACAGGAACTAACTACACTTCAACTACAACTGATCTTCATATTGGATATGAAGGTGGTAATGACGGTTTTGGATATTATGTTCAAGGCGGTCCAGCAATCGTTGCTGCTGATGGCACTGATAGCGACTGGAGATTCTCTGGTAAAGTAGGCGCCAATGTTGACGCTACAGAAAAGCTAAACTTCTACGGCGAAGTATCACTACTAACTGCTGATTCAGATACTTCAGATGATTCTGCTTGGGGAACTAAGTTAGGAGCCAAATACAAGTTCTAATCAAACTTTAAAAAACAAAAGGTGCCCTGCTAATCTTCTTTAGTAGGGTATTTTTATGAGCTATCAAGCACTGCCTAAAGAGTTACATATACAAGACAGCCCCATAGCAGGTCAAGGTCTTTTCGCTAAGGAGGAGATCCCTTTCGGAACCTACTTAGGTATGTCTCATATCGTCATAAATGAGCTGATATATAGAACACCTCTAGGAGGCTTTATAAATCATTCTGATGAACCTAATTGCCTGAAATATTGTGAGGATGATTTCTACTTTATAAGAACTTGTAAAGCTATAAAAAAAGGCGAAGAGTTATTTCTGAAATATACGTTTTATAAGATATAGTAATAGGTATAAATACCTAAACTTAATAAAACTTCATGTAATATAGAAGAGTCAAATTCTCTACTACAAATGACAGTTACTAATGAATCTGGTGGACGCCAGAATGTATTCGGCAAAGAGCCTCAAATCGCTGTAATGGAAGGAGAATCCTCCTACATCGAAGCAGCAGAAAAGGCTAATGGCCGTTGGGCAATGATTGGTATTTTTGCAGCTCTAGGAACCTATGCCTTCACAGGTCAAATTATTCCAGGAATCTGGTAAGGGTTTATGCTGACTCCAAGGCGGTAACTTTTGCAGATAGTTCTTTAATTGCGTTAAGCATGTACCAGAACATCTCATTTGTATCTAAACCTTTAATACCAGTAGATGAGGTTTTTACAAAACCTGATGAAACTGCTTCTGCTTCCTGTGCAATCAGACCAATTTGTACTCCTGTTTTATTTACAACAGCAGATTTAATTACATCTGTTAATTCAGGATTATCTGTTTTAATTTCATCTTCTGTTTTATATTCATAATTTTTTACTTGTAATTGATTTATTATTGATAGTCCAGTATTAAAATCAGTTATATTTTTCTTAATTCTTCTATCAGAAGTTGTTAACCAAGAAGAGTTATTATCTTGATTATAAGAACCATTAACACCTCCAGCATAGAAAGTTCCTCCTCCTTTACCACCAAGACCTGTTCCAAATACATATTCATCATCAACACTTGTTGAACTAGAATCAGTAGCTCTTCCTACATAAATACAAGAATTTCCAGTAGCGTGTGTATTTCCAGCATTATCTCCAACATAAACACTATTATACCCAGTAGTAACATTATTACCAGCATAAGCACCTACTGATGTATTAGCATAGCCTGTGCTAACCGAAGCCATACAGTCATAACCAACTGCTGTATTATCCGATGATGTAGTACTATCACTTAATGCATAATAACCAACAGCTGTATTTGCATTTCCCGTAGTATTAGCGTCTAAAGCACCATAACCTATAGCTACATGTTTATAGCCTGTTGTGTTATCGTTTAATGCATCCTTACCAATAGCTATATTACTATGTCCTGAAGTAGCTGCTTGCATTGCACCATAACCAACAGCAACATTATCATCACCAGTAGCTACACCATATAAAGTATATGATCCAAGACCAATATTACGATTACCAGTAGTTACACCAGCACCTCCATACCTACTTGCGAAAAGATTATAATCACCAGTAGTAAGATCTCTTCCTGTATTAGCTCCAAGACCAGTATTCATATAACCAGTGGTTACATTCTCTAAAGACAGAGCTCCAAATGCTGCATTACCGTATCCTGTAGTATTGTCTTGTAATGCACCACTACCAACGGCTGTATTTGATCCTGCTGTAGTATTAGTGGCTAAAGTGTTATAACCAACTGCAGTATTACTACCTCCAGTAGTATTAGCTCCTAATGAATCCTGACCAATAGCTACATTAGCAGCTGCTGTAGTATTTGCATCTAAAGCTTGATGACCAACAGCAACATTACTAGCACCTGTAGTATTAGCGTTTAAAGTTTGAAGACCAAGACCAGTATTATTACCACCTGTAGTAGTAAGTCTTAATGCCTGATAACCAAAAGCAGTATTATTACCACCTGTAGTAGTTTTTAAAGACTCATAACCTACAGCAGTATTATTATCAGCTGAAACACTTGAAGATAAAGCAAGCCTACCAACACCTACATTCTTTTCACCCGTAGTATTAACAGCAAAAGCACTATATCCTACGATAGTGTTTGAACCACCCGTAGTATTCTTCTGTCCAGCAAAAGCACCAACAGCAACGTTATTGTCTCCAGTAGTTAAATCTTCTAGAGTTCCTCTACCAACGGCAGTATTGTAATGTCCAGCATCAGTACAAGTTTTTAAAGATTCATATCCAATAGCAACATTATCGGTTGCTTCTGTTAAGGCATAACCAGCACTATATCCAATAATAGTATTTCTAGATGCTGATGTACCATTATGCATAGTCCTATAACCTATGGAAACATTCTGGATTCCGGTATTGATTAACTTCTGAGATTCAAATCCGATAGCAATGGCATAACTTGGATCAGTTGTAGCTGTACTTAAGGCATGATATCCAATAGCAATGTTGCCGTTTCCATTAGTATTTGACTGCAATGCATGCCTACCTACAGCAACGCTCCAACTACCTGTAGTATTAGCTCCTAAAGTATTATTACCAAACGCTGCATTATCAGCACCAGTCGTATTGGCATCTAACGAATAAGCACCAAAAGCACTATTACTTGCACCTGTAGTATTAAGTAATAACGCATAACTGCCTACAGCTGAGTTATAACTTCCTGTCGTATTTGCGGACAAAGATCCATAGCCTAGTCCTGTATTCTGGAAGCCTGTAGTATTAGCATCTAAGACATAACCTCCAAAAGCAGCGTTATAACTTGCAGTTGTAGATGCCCCAAGAGCTGCAAAACCAACAGCCGTATTTTCAGCTCCAGTTGTATTTACTTTTAATGCATCTTTACCAATAGCTACATTACTATTACCTGTAGTATTGTCTTCTAAAGATTCATAACCAACCGCTGTATTACCGGTCCCTGTAGTAGTCAGTTCCATTGACTGATAGCCAATAGCAGTGTTAGCCGCAGCAGTCGTATTAGACTCTAAAGCTTCATAACCAATAGCTACGTTATAAGATCCTGTACTGTTAACCTTCAAAGATTCCCAACCTATTGCGACGTTTCTTTCGCCTGTCGTATTTGCAGGTAATGCGTCACTACCTATAGCAGTATTACCATCACCTGATGTTATAGCTGTTCCTGCATTGTATCCAAGTAGCGTATTGTTTTCTGCGTCTGTACCAGTAAAGCTATCTCCAGCATTCGTACCAGATACGGTGTTATTCTGTCCATCTGTAGTAACTAATTTGAGACCAGAAGCAATCATTGCTGCTGTAATAGTTCCAGATCCTGGCGTTGCACTTTGCCAAGAACATGTACCATCTCCATCTTCTCTTAAAAATTTAGTGCCCCCACTTTCTCCTGTAGACAATACAGCTGTACCTTCCGGTGCATTAGCATCGGAAGCCCACCCTAATGCCCCTGAGCCATCTGTTTTAAGGACTTGATTAGCCGAGCCATCCGCCGCAGGTAATGTCCAAACTAAGTTGCTACTTACAGTCGATGGTGCTTGTAAACCTACATAATGTGAGCCATCTGAATCTTTAAATCTAACGTCAGCGGGAAAAGCAAAATCCCCACTATTAGCAATCTTAGAAGGTGTAACTGAAGCATCAGCTGGTGAGTTAATGTCTGAAGTATCACCTTGAATCATCCCCCAGAAACTTAAAGTAGAAGCTGGAGCAGTCGTAAATGTAATTACTGCATCGGCAACCGTAAAGTCAGTCCCTGGCTTCTGCAAAATACCACCAAGTATGATCCAAAGTTGATTAACACTCGCTGGAGGAGACGATGAACTCGAAACCGTTAAGTTGAAAGCAGTCGTACTGCCATTAAAACTACTTGAGATGTCATCAAGAACACGATTCTGACCTCGTACAAGTTGTCTACCGATGTATGCCATTTAGATATCAAACAAAGATGATACTTACCCTTTGCAGAGCTTTCTATTCATTGTAAGATCACTAACCCGTCAACTTTATGCGCTTTCTAACGCAGCTACTTTTGTTTCTAAAGTTTTTATCTGATCACTTTGACGTTTGAGTAAATTAACAAAGTGTGGTACAAATCTGTCATAAGCAACGTTGTCTGGTTCAGGTTCAGATAAAGGAGTCCTTATTGTTTTTGTTTGATCGTTTGGATCTGTAGCATAATTAGCAACTTTCCAAGTAACTAATCTTGGATCAATAGCAGCAACTTCTTCTGCAATAAAACCCCAATAGCCCCAATTATCACCTTGATCTTCTGGGATATTAACTGTAGTCTCATCTTGTTGATACCAAGTAGGACGCATCGTTAATATTTTATCTGCATAGCTATCTTGAATAGTTTCTATGTTCTTCTTATATTTACCAGAGGAACTAGCACGACCCATTGAGTCGTTTGAAAAGACAAATATGTTTGCAGACAAGCCAGCATTTGTATTGGTGTCGTAAAGAGATCCATACCAAACTCCACTTTCTGTAAATTTAAGTCTTCGTGATGGTGATGTACCAGAGTTAGGTCTAGTGTAAAAATGTATTTGTCCATCGTCTTTATTTGTTGTATCATTTCCAGCGGTTAAGTATATTGAACAAACGTCATTACCATTCCATCTTCCAGCAATAATTCCACAAGCATTCTCTGCTGAACTTCTATCACCATCTAATGTTAATTGACTATATGTATCAGCATCGGCAACAATCTTTATACCAGTGGCACCACCATCAGCAGTACCTTTTAAGTTAAGTAAAACAGAAGGAGATGTTTCGCCTATACCAACTCGGCCACTCGAATTGATGGTAAGGCTTTGTGCTCCATTATTAATGAACTCCATATTATTGGTACTATGATTCACTTGGATATAAGCAGGAGCCCATGAATCAGAATCACCAAAAACTATTCCACCAGTACCAGTATTGTTATTGACATTTACACTCAACCAACTATTTGCACTGGAAGTATTTTTAAATGCTGCAACTTGCCCTGAATTACCTCTTGATGTTTCACCTACACCCATCCACCCAGTCCAATCTATACGCATCCTTTCACTAGGGGTTGATCCACCATCAGCAGTCGTCTCAAATACGAGCCTACCTGGCATATCAGAAGATCCAGGCGTTCCATCGACAACTCCCATTATTCTTGCTGTTGGTCTATAAGCAGAACCGTCGTATCCATTCCAAGCTATAGATCCACAAACATCACCACTTTGAACAACGCTTGAACCACGAATTTTTGCCAGTGTTATGGCATGGCTATTTGCATTTGATTCATCATTGATAAAAGATGCAGATGCTTCTTGATAATCACCTGTAAGCTGTAAGTTACCTTGTCCATAACCCCACATCGTATTAGAAGCAGTGTTATTAATTAATAGTCTTCCACTCGTATCGACGCGGAGTCTTTCTGTATTATTTGTTCTAACTACTAATGGATGATTAGAAGTAGTTCCTGCATATCCAACAGAACCACCACTTTGAATATGAACAGAACTACCACCTGATTCAACAGTTTCCCATTTAGCACTACTACCAGTAGCTATAGCTTGTCCTGTTACTGATATTCCGGCTGAACTTGTCTCCATTTTATTTGAATTATCATATCGAAGCTCAACATTTCCATCTTCTCTACAAACAATATTGGATTCCCAAGAACCACTGGCATAGTTTTGAATAGATAAAGCAGTACCACCACCATCAGATCTTATCCTCCAATAATCAGCATTATCATCACCATCATCAGAAGCGAATCTTATAAGAGCTGCTCCATCTTGATTAGTTGATATAATCTTCAATTCTGCATCATTGGACGCACTTGTAATATTTACGCCGTTGACCTGTGTTTCTAATTTCTTTAAGCCATTATGGTATAATTCAACGGCTCCGTCTTCTACAAATTTAGCTAATTGTTCGTTATTAGCTGCATTTATAATATCCAGATGATTAGTTTGTATTCTTAATGCTCCAGTACCAGAATCTTTTAGGTACGAGTTAGATCCATCATGATAAACAGATAGATCAGCTCCAGTTCCGAAAGTAGCCTTTGCATTATCAGCAAATTCAAGAGCATTATCTGACTTATCCCAAACAACGTTATAACTCGCACCAGTAAATGTTACGTCTCCATTAAAAGCTGAAGCACCTGTCACAGATAGAGGATTACTTGGCGAGCTATCTCCTATACCTACATTGCCTCCTGTGAAATAAATATCGCTACTACTTGTCGTCCATTGCCCAGCTGGATCAGCAATCCAACTCAAAGTTCCACTACCATCCGTAGCTAATACGTAATTTGCACTGCCATCTGCTGCAGGTAAAGTCCAAGTAACATTACTCGAAACTGTAGCTGGAGCCTTGAAAGCTACGTAATGACTTGAATCAGTATCAGCGAAACGTAAAGAGTTTCGTGCATCTAGCTGAACATTATCCTTGATATTGTCAAGTAATTGTGCTTTTGTTTGTGACATCTACCAGCCTAATCTTTAGTCTATATATCTAATTTTACGCTTAGAAAACCTACTACTTACCCTAACAAACTAGGAGTAACTCCAAATTCCTCATATCCATATGGTGCTATGTCGGATCCATCAGTAGCTTCACCCCTCGAATACATACCTCCAGTAGGAATATCTGTACCAGATTGACTATATGAAGATGAACCACTTCTATACGACTTCCATTTAGATGCCTTATCTTTGGCTTCATCCCAACCTCCATTAGCCATTACTGCTGGGAAATCATTATCGCCCATTATCCAAATAAACCTCCAAGTACTCCCCTAGAACCAAACTTAGATCCAAAATTACCAGCGAATCCTCCAACTGGATTATCTAAATTAGATCCTATAAAACCTTTAGTAGAGTCATATTTCATAGGTTCATATAAACCTGCAGCTCCTAAGAGACCGCCACCATAAGGAGTATTAGCTGAAGCGCCATATAAACCCCCTTTCAAAAAATCACCTGCAAATCTCATGACTAACCTAACCGACTAAGAAAATGATCAACCCTATCGCCTATCCCTTGGGAAGCAGCATTCATAGGATTAGTTTTTGCAGCTGCTGCCTTATTTGCATCCGCATAAGGTGCACTAACTGCTTGCCCCTGAGTTGCATATCCACCAGGTAACTTCGATTGGCGCCGAGGATCACCAATATCAGTCATGTCAAAACCAGATGGATCAAATCCTGCGCCGTTCATTACTTTATTAACTATGTTCCTTAATTATAAAGCTATTTACTGCTACTTAATATTAGGTAAAAAATTATCTGACATTATTTTTTCAAGTCTTCTCTTCTTTTCCTCCTCAATTATTTGTTGCGCTGTCTTCTTAACTGGTTCTTCAGTGGTCGGCGTATTTCCTCCTAATTGAATCTCAATTGGATTAGTAGCTTCTGTAGACGATTCATTATCTCCTCCAAACTGAACCTCAATTGGGTTAGTAGGAGCTGGTACTGTCTCTAAAAACTCATCAACCTTATCCGCTACAGAAGGATTCCAAGGTTTAACGCTACCCGTGTGGCGGAAGCGGAAAGATTTATTAGTTCTCATCTTCCTTGCTGTCTGGGAATTTGGATACATCGCAGCAAATTCTCCAAGAGTTCCAGCATTTCTATGTTTTATAAAATCTCTATGCATGAGCTGCTGGTTCCATCTGGCATCAGGATCGATACCTGCCTGAGCTGCAGGACTATTTGCAGTCTTAGCAAGCCAAGCATCCTTCTCTGATAAAAAGTCATCAACTTTCTCTCCGACAGGCTTATCAGATTCAACTACGACTGGAGTCTCTTCATCTTGAACACCTGCTTCAATTCCTTTACCAATAATCTCACCTACAGCAGCAGATCTCTTACCTTTTTCAAAAGGATCATCTGGCTTTCTAGGTGGTGGAGTAATTCCAATATTTCCTAAATCCGTCTCTACTGATGGAACTGTAGCCACTACAGGAGTATCATCAATTGGTACAGTCGTTGTAGTAGGAGGCTGAGCAATAACTACTCCATTAGTATCAGTAACAGTTCCATCTCTCCACTGGATATTTGTATCTGCCCTATTCCCAGTAAACGAAGGTATCATGCCACCCAAAGTAGCAATACGCTCAAGTTGTCTATCAATTTTATCCTTATTTGTTAAATAAGTACCTCCTAAACCTACGGCAGTCATTGCCAAAGGTGCCCAAGCAGGCATGGTAACAACAGGAAGAGCTAAAGCTGGTGCGACTGCAAACATTTTTCTACCACCCCTGCAATCTATATTTAGCTACATTTGCCACTGTTCCTGGCAACTCACTAATAGGACCAAGGTCTGGTCTGTTGAGCCTCTCTTGTCTCTCTTCCTCTGCACTACGCCGACGCACGTCATTTATATTTTGCAATACATTAAGACCCTTTCCAGCTAAATATCCTCCTAAAGCTCCTTTAATACCACCTTTCCACTTATTATCTGATCCAATAGCACCCGCACCACCACCGAGAATAGCTCCTAAAAGACCAGGATTTTTCTCTATCCACTTTTGTAAATGATCAAAACCCTTCTGAAACTTATTTCCTGGTGTTGCTACTGAACCCTCTTCAGGAGCAGGTGTCTCGGTAGGAGGAATCTGTACTTCTGGATTGGGTAAAGGCATAGTGTCTAGCTGACCTCCGCCGCCTGGTGGTACAGTTCCTATAGGTGGAAAACCTTCTATAGGTCCATCTACGTCAGGCCATCCGCCTCCTCTAGGAAAAGGTCTTCTTTCTGTAGAAGGCATATATTGAATGCTCATATCAGCAATCTCTTTAAAATTTCATTAGGGCTTCTTATAATAATATCATCGGGAAATAGTAGATAAGATGACAATCTTACCGCACGGAACAACAATAGAAGTCTTTGAAAATAGAGGACATAAACAACATTTAGTTTGCTCTAACGGAGGTGGAATGTGCCGCTATGCAAAAACCGAAGATGAAGCCACCAGATTTGCTGATACCTTTGAAGAATTCTCAAAACATGTTGAGGTTAGGTTACGGAGTGCAATATAGATTCCATCAAAAATTTAACAGTCAAACACCTAACCCAAAGTACAGATATTTAAAAAGAACCTAAAAATAAACCAAAAACAAGGTTGGGGAAGTCGACTAATCATATCCAATTTCTCTGAAAACTCTTCCACCGCGTGTAATTTGATATCAACACCCAAGTTTTAAAAAATAAGGGGGGTTTTACTTAAGTACGTATATGTTGTGGTTAGGTATAAGAGTGTATATATAAATATTGACAGTCATGTACCTAACCTCACTATCCTTAGAAGTAAATAATATAGGGGTAAAAATTTTCTATTTGACTGTTGAATGATTTCTTTGTCTCTGACAGGCTTTTATGCTAGTCTCTATTTCCCACCCTACTCAACATGGTTCAATCTGCTCCTTTTTTAGACAAAGACCTTACACCAGAAGACCAGATAGCTTTTGCTAAGGCATTCCAAATTGCATTCCAAGGTATAGGGAAAGACAGATGTTGGTGTATGAAAAAACACACTCATGCTGTTTTTCAAGGTTTTAAAACAAGTAAGACAAGAATCCTTCGCTATAAGAATAAAGATGCACGTCCACTAATACTGGCTATGGCAGGTCAATATAGTGAAGGAAATAAATCAATAGTTGTTAGAAAAGCTTGCTGTAATTCTCAATATTGTTTAAACCCATCTCACTACTATTGGGGAACAAGGAGTGATGTGGCATATGAAAGTGCACAACGAAGGAAAACAGGTTTAAATAATGACTTAATAACTAAGTTAAGAGTAGAAAATGAAGAAGGTATAAGTAGTTTGAAATTATCAAAGGTTTATAAAGTCCCATATCATACTGTTAGACGTATCTGCAATAATGAGATATATGAAGAAGTTGCAGATACTACTCAATCCGATAATCTAACGGAAGTATGGGAAAGAGTACTTCTAACATGCGAAGAAGTAACCGCTGCTTACCCTAATGAAGCTAAAAAATTTAATCTGGCTTATCACATGACAAATGAATTAGAGTGCCCTTGGCATCAAAAAGGAGAATCAAAACACAAAGGTAATTTTGGACTTATGGGAGAATGCCTTGACTGTATGGAAGAGATCAAAAAAGGAAGATGCTCTGTAGATGTTACTAATTTTGATTTTCGAACGTGGTACTGGCAAGTAAAAAGCTTCTGGGATCAAGTAGACATAAAAGGATCCGACGAATGTTGGGTATGGCAAGGTGCCACAAGAAAAAATAACACTGAATCAACAGCTTATTTTCCTGGCTCTCCTTTTCACTCAGCTAAAACTCAATCGGCTCCAAGGGTAGCGTTTTGGTTAAGTCGTGGCTATACAGGTAAATATAGGATTTTTAGCAGACCCACATGCAAATCCTTTTGTTGTAACCCAACACACCTTACAATCAAAGAACTCAAAAATTATCCGGAGCCAAATGAAATTGAGAGAATCAGACTTAGTCATGGAGACATCTTCCAACACCACAAGGACAAAGAGGCCAAAAATAGTAGCAAAAAGCAGTCAAGTCTTTCCAAGTAATTATCATTTAGATGAAAAACAATATGCAGGTGTAATTACATTAGGAGGGGAATCGCACTACACTGCTTGGTTTGACGCTGCAGATAGAGAAAGGGCTGATTGGGCTTTAAAACATTTAGAAATTGCTTTAGATTATGATTCTTATCCAACAATTCAAGAAGAAGGAACAGGCATAGAGGGAGTTAAGGCTATGGCTGAACGAGTTAGAATAATGGATGAACGATATAAAGAATCTGGCAGAGATGACCCTGATCATCCCATGCATGGATTATTTACTGGCTTAAAAGCAGAATATGAGCAGGTATCTGACGACAATTCCGAGTAATACAGGTTTCTATAACTTAGGAACAGTTGAAGCATATCCTACTGGTGGAGCAGGGCCTACTGCTTATGGTCCTAATTCATATTATGGTTCAGATCCACTTCCTCAAGAGAGCGGAGATAACCTTAATAACCCCATTGACTTAGGGGATTTCTCATCGGTGTTTCGATCTTTTACGATCAAAAACTCTCATGGAGGATTATCTCGTAAGCAAACAACTTTCTATAAAATAAAATTAGTAGAGCCACGCTCTGTCCAATTTACTCAAGATTATTCTCAATTTTCCTACGAAGAACAGACAAATAAAAATACACTACTAGCTTTTTATCGCATAACTGAAGATAAGCGTCGAGAAGAACTCCCAATTAATGATGATGGCTATGTATATAACGAAGGAGCTGTTGACTACTTAGATGATGAAGTCGAAATTGGAACTGATGACTATCCCATTACTAAGTTAAAACCTGGAGAATATCTATTTTTAATTACAAACGATATACGTTATCTCGAAACTACCTATTCGATCAGTATTAATGTCAACGTCCTCGACTGGGGATTGGTCAAGGATGGCTATGACTTAGCTATAAACTTTGGTCTAATTACGCAGACCTATGACGAAATATTGAACTTTGGAGAAGTTAACGAGTAATTACTGAATTATTCTTGGTGGAGAATCATCTATTTCAACCTTATCGCTTCTCTCATTCCACTTATCAATAACTGGATACCAGTCACGATTAGCCCATGAAGGCTCTTCAAAATCAGGGTAACTAAACTTCTCATTATTCTTCTGCTGTGCAGCTAACCAATATGCTTTTTGAGCATTAGCAAGACGAGCTTCAGGACCAGTAGCAGCAGATGCTTGAGCAGCAGCCGTCATTGGTGGCCTAATTCTTGCTTGCCTACTTGCGCTACCTGCAGTTGGTTTTGATGTTAAAGCATTAATAACTGCAGATGTACCAGCCATTCCTGGTGTTGCTTGAGAACCAAAATTAGGTGTACCAGGGAAAGAAGATGATTTATCTAAATCATTTGCTAACTCTGCATTTCTTAAATTAATAGCTGCATGACTAGATCTAACAGCACCTGGGGTCTCACCAGCTGACCAACGTCTTTCTTCAATTGCCCTCTCACGATCGTCTAAACGTCTTAAGTAATCCGATGCGTCACTATATGTCTCCTGAGGAGTCACATCCGTCACAATCTGTGGCGGCGGTGGCGGAGGCGGCATTATAATTGTTGGAGGTGGAGGTGACTTCCTACCCATTGTCTATTTAAGCTTAATCTCTATACTGATTCTATCTGTCACAAACCCGTGTAAATGCTGGACACCGATAACGCCAACGGGCAAAAGTGCGAGGATCAAGAGCAACTCAGCATAAGTAATAGGTCGGCGCATGATGAACAGTATCCTTTCCTTAAAGAGTTTAACCAACTTATAGCACAAGTGTCTATAGAGGACTTGGAAAATAACCTACTTACTCATAATCAAAAGAATTTTGCTAAGAGCCTATGGGAAGCTGAGAACTATGGGGGATCAAGAACTAAATGTGAGAAAAGACTAAAGGAAATACATGGACCTAAATGGTATTTAGTCACCTCAATAGATGAGAATATGGATGATATTCGAGAATATTATGAATTGGTTCTTCGAATAGATCATAGACAACAATGGGATGAATATTGGAATAAACAGGAAAACTCCGCTAAGCTTCAAATAACCTCAGACCTCGAATGACAGTTATAAAAAACGAGGCGTGGATTGAAGCTCTAAATCAAACGGAATATGAACCGATAGAAACAGATGAAAATGTCTATCAGAGTTACAGATTCTCCGAATTAGATATAGAAACAGTCACCGTAAAAAATTATAGAGAGCTATTAGTAGATTCATTAATCGAACAAGTAGAAATCTTTATACCTCCATCTGGTAGCTTTGAAAATCCGGATCTACACAGGTATCTTGAATTAATTTGTAGCTACGAAACGAGTACAACAGACTTAATGCTAGGTCTATCTTTAGCCGATCAAATCAGATTAACTTTCAGCGATATGAGAACAAGCACTATCTGTGATCGCTACCCAGAAATCAATCTGGCAGAAAAACGTCGCTATCGGTGCGTCGCTGAATATTTGATACGCCAAGGTGAATTGACAAAATTGAGAGATGAAAATGGCAAATTAATAAAAAAAATTGGAAATATGCAGAAAGCGGTAGTCTTATATCAACCTCTACCTAAGCTCTTGGAGACTCTAAAGAAATCAGGGTTAGGACATCTCATTAAATCAGTCTTAAAAGAAAAGCCTGGAAATAAAGAGAAAGCTTGATAAACTTAATCAGTTAGAGAATCTCATGACAAACAGACGTAACAAGCTACTAAAAAAACTTCTTCATACAGTGAAAAATGAAGATGAAGCAAAACTACTTAAATTAACTATCGAGCGCATCTGTGCCGATATGTGTGAGTTCTATGCCGAGTTTTACAAGAAAGAAGGAGCTGGAGCAATGGTCTATGTACCAGATGCACCTGAAAAGAAAAGCATGTTCTACCTAACCGTAGATCACTTAATGAATGCTCTTAATGACTTTAATAACAGAGATATGGATGGGGTTGCAGAGGTCATGCAAAAAGCAATCACTCACGCTGAAAAGCTAGAATTTGGGAAAGAATCATTATTTATTATTCAAGATCAAGAGAAAATGGAACTTATCCACTACAAACACGACAATGAAGGAGCTGATTTTGTAAAAATGATGTGAAGAAGAGAAAACTAAAGTGGGCTAACTATAAATTTGTCTTAGGACGAATAGCTCACCTTAATGACGACTGGCTAACTCCTGCTGAATATTTACCCTATATCTATGCTCTTCTAGGTGATATTGACTTAGATCCATGTTCCACTCACAGCGCAAATGCTGAGTTTTTAAGGGCTAAAAAAATATATACCCTAAAAGAAGATGGTTTAAATATTCAAGAACCTTGGACAGGTAAAACATACTTATTTCCACCAACATATGGCCGTTGTTCGTTCAGTAAGGAAAGAGGTACGTGGAGATGGAGCGTAAGAGCTGGTGCAGCCGCTAAAGCACCCTCTGTAATTTGGTTTAGACGTTTAGTAAAAGAATGGAAGCTCAGAAATATACCAGAAGCTCTCTTTTATACAATTTATCCGGAAATGATTAGAACTTGTCCCGAAATGTGGGATTTTCCAGTCTGCATACCGACTGACAGGGCAAATACTATACATGGAAAGAATTTATATACCTTGAAATCACCAATGTATTGGGGCTACTTTATATATCTACCAAGTTTGGAGTTTGGTTTTGATCAAACCAAGAGATTTGAAGAAATTTTTTCTAATTTAGGCAGAGTTATCTGCTAAATTGAGATTTTAAGATCCATGTTAGAAATGACAGGAACTCAACTTGAAATAGCAGCTGTCTGTGATGATGTAAAAGAACTTTTACTGTACAAAAATAAGAAATATGGCAATTCTGCTCTTGAACCATCTCGTATATTTAGTAAATCAAGTGCAGTTGAACAGTTATTAGTCAGAATTGACGACAAAATAAACCGAATTCAGAAAGGAGCGGGGTTGATTGGCGAGGATGAAGACGTCATTATGGACTTAATTGGCTATTTAGTACTGCTTAAAATAGGTTTAAAGAATCAAACAGACCAACCAAAAGCTCTCCCTTCATGCAGTACAAAACCTTCATAGAAAATTACACTCCTGAACTCCAATTAATGGATGCACTAGATATGCTCAAACATTTCGAGCCCGAGGCGGCGGAGATCCTAGACCAGTGGGCTTCTGAGTCCAATAACGGAAAAACTGACGAAGAGTCTCTTCAGAAGGATCCCACTGAAGTAACTTTCTCTCAAGATATTCAATTGCTTTCAACTGATTGGGAGCCCCAGTATAAGTCTCAGGGAGATTTAATAAGCATTTCTTCAACCGACAGCGATGAGGAACAAGAGTGGGAATATCCTTATCCGCCGAAAAATAGGTATCAAGCTCAACCCGACGTCTATCTCTCATCAGATCCCCACCAGACATCCAAATTCTGTTGATATAAGGACTCCACTCCTTAATAAGCTTGTTCTTACTGGCAGAACTGTTAATTAGTTCTAATAAACGACAAGTCTTTAACGATGATATTCCAATGCTATGAGCAAAGCTAAGAACAGCTGCCCTCCTATTCACGTTCAAAGGTACTAAAACATATTTAGCTACTAGATCCGAGAACTCTTTTAAATCTTCTTCAAGTTGTAAATCAATTTCCTCCCTAGTAGCCTTATCCGAAGCACTAAGCCATCTTTTACCTAATTTTGTACTTCCATATCCAATACGCCAAATATCCTCGCCATAGTCCTTATACGCAGCATAACGCCCCATACCGATGTGAGTACGAGGCAATGAATGAGCTTTTATTAAATTAATACCTTTCCTAGTGAGAAAAGGATGTTCTTTCCACCTATCTTGAACTTTCTTTTTCTTATGGGACGACAACGCTTCCGCTGTAGCTAACACTAGAATAGCCGTCTAACTTCAAGAGAACAATATAATTCTTGGCTGCATTAGTTACTGTTACCCCGACTGCTCCCTTACCTTTACCATCTCTAGCAATATTAGTAAATTTTTTATATCCAGTGGGTGCAGTTCCACCTGTATAAGCATCCTCTTGGAAAATCTCCATAGTATTGATGGAGTTACTGCGGTCAAGTGTTACCTTGATATCGCCAGTACCACCTGGATTTATACGAAACCCTCTAATAGCTTCGCCAGGATTTGCTGCAGCTGTAGAACCGAGATAAGTAATCTCAGAGCCAGCGTCAACGCTTTGTGTGTCTAGAGTGCCTTCAATGGTGCGAGTAGCCATGGTATTTAGGAGATCTGTCCCATCGTGGAGATGTTGAATTTGATGTCGGCATCAATGCCGTGGTCCTTCAGAATGTTAAAAAACATCTGCTTGTCTAACGCTTTTTGGTGTAGCATTTCAACGAAAGCCTCCTCTAGATCTGCGCGATCCAGATTTTGAATCGCTAGAGAGGCAGCGTGAATCGTGAATTCTACGTCAACCGGAAGCTCTAATGCATCCATAAAAAGTTTGAACCTTATCTTTATATTACCAGCGATGAACTGACGCTGCAATTCCCCGCCTAGAACGGCTACCACTGCGTTTCCTTTCACTACGAGTAAGAAGAAGCGTACTTATTCCGTAGCTTCCTCCAAATAGTACTATAAAATTGAGAGCAACTAACTCCACTTGCACATATAGTTACACTTACATATTCTAAGAGTAATGGAACTTAAAAATGAATACCTCTGAATTAGCGTCATTAGTCAAACCTCTTACTAGATCTGCATTATGTGGTGTTACTAAGAAACAACTCTTAAGATCTTTTAAAGAAGCCTACGAACTAAGTGATCATGATATTGAAGAATTAGTTCAATTATGTAACTTCAAAGAGGAACCTGACTGGATTAACTATGGAGCTTTCTATGACAATCCCATAGAAGAAAAGGCGGATAAACTTAACTATCCCTTTACACAAATGTATGCGTATAATGAATTCCTCTCACCTGGAGAATGTAAAGACATAATTGAATGTATAAATAAATCTACTAGAAAATCTACTCTTGCAAACGATACTGATTCAGCTCTAACGTCTGACTATAGAACTAGTGAAACAGCAGATTTACATGACTTTCCAGCAGAATTAATTTTAGATTTAGACGAGAAGCTAGAAGACTTAATGGAGTTGGATCCTTTCTTAGGAGAAGCTTTACAAGCCCAAAAATATAGTCCAGGTCAATACTATAAAGAGCATTGGGATTTCTTCCCACCGAGGAGTAAAAAACAATACCAAGTATATTGCGAATGGATGGGGCAACGTACATGGACAACAATGATTTACCTAAATGACGTTGAAGAGGGAGGAGAAACTTATTTCAAACGTCTTAATCTAAAAGTTCAGCCCGAACAAGGTCTTCTACTTGCATGGAATAATTTATATCATAATGGAAAACCTAACTATAAAACCATGCACGAAGCTTTACCTCCAGTAAGAGGTAATAAGTATGTAATAACTAAATGGTGGAGAAGTTGGGCTTTAATTTAAGTAGTTATGACTCTGTCATTCATTTTTTCTCTGACAGTAGCTGGCTTTTCACCTGCAATTGCCCGACGTCCAATATTTACGTCTCTTTCAGCTCTATGATCTTCCATTTCATCAGCAACTTTTAACGCTCTTTCACGTAAAAAATCATAGGGATCGCGCTTAGGTTCCACGAGAAAAAATAATTAGTCCAATACTTCAGTTTAACAAATCTCTGCTTCTTCTGAAATAGTTATAATTTCCTCCTCTATTGGATCATCCGCATCCTCTAAAAGTTTGAGAAGATAATAATGAATACGATCAGTGACCCAGCGAAGATCTTCTTCACTAATATCACTGACAATTGCGTTAATGGATAGTTCACGAGATGGAGCACGTACATGCTCCGCTAATAACTCGAGGGCCTTATATCTGCTTTTGTTCAACTCGCCTAACATGGTTCTAGGGGTCTACGACCTCGGTAGTGGTGGTTTCTTCAGCTGCTACAGCTTGCTGTTTTTGAATTGCAGAAAACTCTTGAGCACCTAAAACTTTTAAATAAGCTTCTTTAGCTCGCATAAGTTGAGCTTCAAGATCTTTTATTGTTGTCTCTAGTTGCTCACGCTGATCTTGTAACTGATCATCTAATGATTTCGGAGCGTCGGTCATGATTCGAAAATGGAAATTAACATCTCAAATGAGTATAACTGTCCAAAGCTTTGAAGGCTACCTTAACATTTTCGGAAATTAACCCAACACCAACCGGATGCTCCACCACTAACGAATAAACGCTTATCCATCTGCTCAAAATTATATTTAACATTACGACCAGCACTAGAACTTCTATCCGACCATAACCCATTAATTAAATCCATCTCTCCAAAAGGATCCTGAACTAGCCAGTATCCATCACCATATCCAGTAATAGCTACAAGATGCATTCCTTTATTTGGCCTTGTAATATCTCCCTTAGACAGAAGACTAGCAGCTACTGGTAAACCTCTATTTATCTCATCTTTAATATCTTGAGGATCAGCGGAATAAGTAAAAGTAGCCTTTTTACCAAATTCGACTAATGCCTTCAGATTTGCGTCTCTAGATGTACGTTTACCATGCTTATTAAGTACAGTTAAATAGTCCATAACTCCGTTAATACCTGGTGTTTTAAGATATTTTAAACACATAGCAAAAGTAAAAACTGGGCTATCTTCCCACTTATCTGCCTCTTGGTAGAAGTAAGGAAAGTCCTTCAAATAGATCAAATCTCTATCTATTGAATAAGGAACATCTGGCGTCTCATCAGTTAAACCATACCAATGATCATCAGAAATCCACCACTCCCCTAAACCTGTTTCTAACTGTGTATGGTCATTTTTACGATCTAGAACTTTACAACGTCTTATTGGCCTAGCAGGGCATACCTTAGCTTTTTCATCGGACTCAAGATCACTTACATCGACAGGACGCTTCTTTAACCAAGTATGGTTCTTGGACACCACAGAAACCCATCCCCAATGAAGATTCGGCACATGAAGATGAAATGCTGATCACATATTACAACACTTGAACAACTTCATAAATTTCTGGAAAAATATTCTGTATATGTCTTTCAATTCCCATTTTTAATGTTTGAGAACTCATAGCGCATGTAGAGCATGCTCCATGTAGACGAACTTTAACAACAGGGCCTTGTTCTACATAATCAATCTCTACAAATTCAAGATATCCACCATCTGCTTCAATATATGGACGAATATCATTGAGGGCTTCATTAACTTTTACTGGATCTAATTCTTTTAGTTCCATCTTCCTACGACTAATTCAATAGCACCATCTGATGTAAAGTGCTCTTCTTCTACGCTATATCCCATCTCTTTAGTAGATTGTAATATATTTTTAAAAGCATAATGTTGATGTAATTTCTGTAAAAATCTCTCTACCGGTAAATTTCTATCCCATGATTGTAAATCGGTAACTAATTCATAAGATTCTGTTTCTTCATTCCATCGGAATCCAATGTCATTACCAGCAGTGATATGTACCTCAACATTAGGATGTCCTTTAGCATGCTCTTTATCGCCTACAACCATAACGGATTGCTCATGCTGAGCATCGTCTAACCCAATATCAATTAGAGCTTCTACTAACTGATCTGGGTCTTTAAATTTAGTTTTGATTGTGCTGAAATGCGACATTTTCTACCTCTTGTTTGTAATAGTCTGATGTATGGATCCTGTGATGTAAATTACCTAATTTTTCTTCTAACTCTTCTGTTATTTTCTCACAGGAAGAACCATTTATTCCTTCAACTGTTTCTTCAACAGTTCCATCTGGATTACATAGGATAGTTAGTCTGTTCTTTAGAATTAGGACTTTCAGCTTTAATTACTAATGGAGCTTGCTCAATTCTAATAGTTTGTACAGCAGCATTAGCAGCAGCTTTTTGAATCATTGCTTCCATATCTTTCTTACTAACTTGGCCATTATTATCACCATTCATTTTCATCGTGCCATCACCCTTTTTAGAGGCTGTAGCAATTCCAAAACTGGCCAAAACCCCTGTGAACACTGAAGCTATAAAAGTTGGATCTATTTTTTGTTGAGGGATTCCTGGGATGGAAACGTAGTTTAAAGTTAAGATCGCACCGGACCACCCAAGTACTACGATTCTCACGCCTGTAGATATGATTGCAGCTTGTTCTTCTTGATCTGGAAGAAGAGCATCTTTCATTTTTCCAAGAACACTTTTCTTCTTAGAACTATCCTCTTTTATAGGATCTTTAGTTACATTCTCAGGCATCGTATAGTAGCAATACGTATTAAGTTTAACCTCAGGTAAACTTATATTGCGCCAAAGAAGTCTTACTCATCATGTGGAAATTAATCCCATTATTAATACTGTTTAGTGCCTCTCCGGTAAAAGCAGATCTCGTTCACAGATTGTCAACAAGTACTCAGCTATCTGTAGCAGGCGCAGCAACAAGTGGAACTAGGCTTGGAAGCACATATACAGTGTCAGGATCGAATATAAAAGTGGATACATCTAATAGT